GGGACTGGTAAAGTACCGACCGCGCAAGCAGATAGCCAATGCCGTAACAACAATGGTTGGGAGGGCATTGCCGACCCTCGCGACGGACTTGGCAACACCACACCGCATATAGTATATGAGTATGAATGACGATAAAAAGACGATAGTAGTAGGAATGCTCAACTCCCCACCCTACGACCGCATGTACGATATGTCCCGAAGGATTCACTCTCCTGGGGGAATATCTCCTACCATCAATACATTCGGGGGAGGCAATCAGGAAATAAAAATATTGATAACGTATGATTAAGACAATTCCCTTCGTTAAGCGCGAACAGAAACTCTGCCCTCGGCTCGATGGCTACTCCACTGCCCTATCCTCTCGCTACGATGGATGGGGTGGCTTGTACGACAATCACGGACAACACACAATGGTATTGATTCGGTACAACTGAGGTAAAGAATATGTCCTGCCCATCAAATTTACAATCGCTATATTTGCATACGAAAATACAAAGGGTTAGCCCTTTTAAGCAAATGGGATAACTCCTTTAAAACAAAGATGCCGACACATTCGCCCAAAAGTGTCGGCACATTAAAAAAAAAACACAAACACAACAATATGAGCAAGCGCAGCGGAAACTACCGCAACAAGATACCACCCTTCAAACCCGACCCTGAGCACTACACTCGCAAGCAACACTCGTGGAAGGCGAAGGAGGCTTACGAAACGGAGGATGATGCCTGGGAATATCTCAACCAGAACCCGAAGCTACGGGCGGAGGGGATGACAGCGTATAGATGCAGGACGTGTCAGAAATGGCATGTGGGACACAAAGGATAACGACACAAAAAATTCAGAATAACTCATGCAGCAACCACATCAGATATACCTAACTAAATTCCAGCAGCAGTCGCTCTACATGCAACCCAAGGACGAGCGAGTGATTGCGGCTCGCCGTGTGGGTAAGACCGACGGACTGGTGGCTCCTTACGTCTGGGCGGCAAGTAATTCTATGCCTGGTATGCTCGGAGCGTGGGTTGCCGTATCGCGTCAGCAGGGATTCGGCAAAACCATCCCTGGCACTATGGCGGCTTTAGAGCGAATGTTCGGTTTTACCATCGGCGTGCATATCGGTTGGGGACGACCACCGAAGCATTGCCGTGAGAGCATCTTCAAGCCGAAGAACTACGACAACTACATCTGGTTTGCCAATGGCGCAGGATGGGTGCTTATTTCGCTCTCGCAGACTGCATCTGCCAACAGCTACACGTTTTCAGCTTTAGTGGGCGACGAGGCGAGATTTTTTCCGCAAAAAAAGGTATATGATGAGCTGCTTCCGGCTCTTTCCGGTCAGACACATCCGCTGGGCGACATCAACTTTTCCGACTATAATCCGCTATACAAGAGTACTCGTTTTCTTTCGGATGCTTCGCTCACTGCCAAGGGGTGTTGGTTAGAGAAGGAAGAGGAAAAACTGGACTTGATTGTGGAGACGGGTCGCTTTAAGGGCAAGACATACCGATGGGTGCAGGAGCAACTGGAGGGGTATGCCGACAAGGTGATACGCTACAACGACCTGCTGTATAACGCCAAGAAGACTGGACACAGCATCCATGTGGTGAGCAGCGACGTGCGCTCCATCATGCGTGCCGTGGCCCTGAAGATGATGAAGCACGAGGGGCAGTTCAGGATCATGCCCAACCACGGACTTCACGTCACCAAGGGTATGGTGACGATGGCAGTGTCGTACAAGCTCATTGAGCAGGACGATGCCGAACTTATCTACGACTATGAATATCTCATTACGCCGGAAGAGGATTTTGAGATGCTAATGTTTCTGCGCTCAAAGAAGTTCAATGACGGCTATCTGCGTGAGCTGCGCCAGGTGGCGTTCTGCGTGCGCCGTGCTTCCTCGCTCGACAATGTGGATATTCTCGGTGAGTCGTATATCCGTCAGATGAAGCGCGATTTGCCTGCCTACACGTTCATGGTGTCGATTATGAACGTGAAGATGCAGAAGAGTAACGACGGCTTTTATGCCAACCTCGACATCGACAACGTGCATGGCTATATCCCAGACGAGATAGACCCGCTCGCCACGGCGAAGTTCTCCACCCAGAAGGCTACGGGCATAGTCGATGGAAAGCGTGTGACGAGCGAGAGTTATCAACCCGACTTCAAAGAACTTGCCGAGCGTGACGACTGCCGTATGGATTCCGACTGCATCAACGAGCTTCCGCTGTATATCGCCCTCGACTATAACGCCAACATCAACACAATGGTTGTTGGGCAAGTTTACCAGCGTGACGGAATGGAGTGCGTGAACGTCATCAAGAGTTTCTATGTGAAAAACGAGCGAAAGCTGCGCGACCTCATAGCCGACTTCTCACGTTACTATGCTCCGAAGCGAGCCTTCAACCGTGATGTGACTTACTTCTATGATACCACTGCCAAGCAGGGTGCATCGTATGCCACCACGGATGAGCGATTCTACATGACGGTGCAATCGGAACTGGAGCGCAACGGATGGAACGTGACGGGTATAGACATGGGTGTGCCTGAGCGTCACGACGTGAAGCATAAGATTATCAACGATGCCTTGGCTCACTTCGAGGGACCCGCCATCCGCATCAACCAGCCGAACAATCCCGACCTTATCATCGCCCTCCAGCTTTGCGAGGTGCAAATATCCTACAAGGGTTTCCGCAAGGACAAGAGTGGTGAGAAGAAACCGGAAAGCGAGGACAACACTCCCCTACAGAACCGTACCGACTTCACGGATGCTTTCGACTCGCTGTATTTAGGATGCAAGTATTGGCGAGGTGGCGGTGGATGGTTTGTGCTGCCGAGTGGGAGGTGATGTGAATGTTGAATCAACACAAACATTATATATTATGGCAAAAGACTGGACAGGCGGCAATGCTGCCGTATTTAAGACGTTGGGCGCAAGCAATCATACAGAACACGAGCGCCAAAGTGAAGACTATCATGCCACAGAACCGAAGGCTACGGAATGGCTCTGCAAGCTGGAGCATTTCGATGGCAGAATATTGGAACCTTCGTGTGGCGAGGGGCACATGAGCCGAGTATTGGAAGCTGCCGGCTACGATGTAGTGAGCCGCGACCTTGTGGATAGAGGCTACGGCGAGGTGGCAGACTTTCTCGCTATCGACAACCTGGAGTGGGATGGCAACATCGTCACCAACCCACCGTATAAATATGCTCAGGAGTTCGTAGAGAAGGCTCTAAGCATCATCCCCGAAGGCAAGAAAGTGTGTATGTTTCTCAAACTCCAATTCCTCGAAGGCAAAGCTCGACGCGCCCTGTTTCGTGCTACCCCCTCCCATTCGGGTTTGGGTAAGTTCGTCGAGACTGCAGTGTGCCATGAACGGCGACTTTGACAGTATCGGAGGCAGTGCTGCTGCCTATGCCTGGTTTGTGTGGGAAAAAGGTTATAAGGGCGAGACAATAGTAAAATGGTTTAACTGATATACTGAAGGTAAGAAAAAGCGAAGGGCAGACGTTTATAGATGTCGTAGCCAGTGCCACCCTTCTCCAGTCGGGCGTATGAGAACTGTCGAAAGTCGATGTCGGACGAAAAGTTAAAAATCTTGCTGGCATACAGTATGTCGTAATGAGCATGACAGAAAAGGTCGGTAGGTTGCGCCCATTCAACATCATCGCCCTGCATGGTGTGCCAACGGGCAATCTTGCCGAGAGCCACGTTAGGGTATATCGTAGCCCCCCCCATTTTTTTTGCCGTGTCGTCCGTCCACGTCTATGAGTCCTATTTTCATCTCTATTCCTTATATTTTTGTTTATTCCGCATCATCGGTCGGCTTGACGGGTGTCTTAATCTATAAGTTCAAAATCATACACGAATACATAAGGATTGCTCTCCCAAGTTCCTTTACCACTAACCTTGTCTATAAGAGACGCATAAGCGGACTGGGGGGTGGGGAAAGCGTAGAAAGTGGGCATATTGCCAATTTGACAATAGAAGAGATATTCTTTATCATCACGAATAATGCCTTCCTCCATACAATCTTCATCGCTAATATCCTGCAAGCGTTCGACATGGATGTCAGTAATGCGAATGTGGCGTAGCATGTCTTCAGCACGAACAAACATCTTGTTCCGATAGCCTGGAAGTTCTTTGAGTTCATTTGCTTTAGGAGATTTCTCTGAGATGTCTCTGTACGATTGTGATATTGCCACCTCTTCGCCAATGTAATAGGCAGGGAAAATCCTCACATCGCTAAACAATGCAAGAAGTCCTATTTGCCCTAATTTATTTCGCACCTTCAATGTACCTTCATACCGCCTATTATAAGGGTCGGCAGAAGGAATTATACGTCTCGTCTGCGTCTTTATTTTTGCAAGCACGGCTTGTGTTAAACCGTACTTGTCGTTGAACATAATTTTCTTCATACTATGTTATATTAGTCTGACATTCCGAGCCTTGTGGCAATCTTCTTGACTTCATCATAATACCTCTTTACCTCTTCATAGAATGCAAGTAATTCACAGAAGGTTGCTGGGTCGTCTGTTTTCAGTTTTTGCACTTCCTTGCGGTTGATAAGGCTGTAAAGACAGGCGAGAAGGAGTTTTTTCTGCTCCTCCTCAAATTCGATTAGTCTTGCTATTTTTTCTTTCATATCCGCCTCGCTTTCTATTTTTTATCCTCCTTCTCTTCGTCTGCGAGAATACTCTCCACGTACCTCACAACTCGTTCATATTCTCTTCCAGATTTCTCGCTGTCGGCATAGGCTTTATTTATGAGTTCTTCGCCAGTGCCATAGAAACATCCGACTAACCACCTGTTGTTAGAACGAGTCCAGGTGAAATAACGTCCACTGCTCCAGAAGTTCTTGAAGACTATATAGTCAGCTCTGCCATTTACCTTTGCATTGCCAACGATGTGAGCCTTTCCCAAAACTTCTACTTCTCCACTGACTTCTGCATCACCACTGACCTTTGCATCACCACTGACCTTTGCCTTATCATACACCTGTGTATAACCACATACTATAGCATCGCTAACAATAGCATTGTCATATATCTCAGCCCTGCTACATACCTGTGCGTTCAACCAGATCTTTGCGTGTCCATAGACCTTAGCATATCCATGGACTCTTGCATTACCACACACTATAGCATCTTCACTGACTTCTGCATTGTCAAAGACCTTAGCATCATCATAGACCCACGCATCGCCCTCGTGAGACAGATTGTCTTCTGTCTGTATATATCCTCCAAGGTCTCCGGCTTTGACGTCCGAAAAGTCCCTGAGTGCTCGGATTCTATAAAGTGTTCTGCCGTTATAATTGATGACGTTATCTGTTAGTTCATATTTCTTTTCCATATTTTTAGCGTTTAAGCTCATCAAGCAACGAACCCTTGGCATTGAGTTCGATGACTGTTTCACCGTTGCCATTGTTGATTATGCACATCGTTGTCGTATTGTTTTTTTCACAGAAATGCCTGAATTTCCATTCAATAAGGTTTGCTATCTCTTCTTCCGTTATCTCACGTCTATCATCTGTCATGAGATCTGGATTTTTCTTGCTTACCTTTGCTATATAAGCCTTGAACAAGGCTAAACATATATGATAATCTTTTGCACTCATCGTAATTATAATTTTACAGGTTCATCTTCCCATGTAAGATTTCTCCCAATAAGCTTGTTAATAGTACCTTTAGGTAATTCTATTGAATGTCCTTGGTAATAGGCATCACCTGTATCTTCATTACGCCCATCATGTTTAAGATACCACTTTTCATAATTTTCACCAACGTATGTACCCCATACATGATTTTTATCTTTTTGTGTATTTCCTTTAGACGGTTTTACATTGAAAATCTTTTCTGTACCATCTTTATCTACTGCTAACCATGCCATATTATTGATATTTATTTTCTATGATTTCAAAGTCAATCATATCCGCATACCAAAGTACTTTCCAAAATGCTGAGCAATTTCTTGAGATGCACAACCCAGGAACCCAACACCAGCATCAGCAGAACCTACACTATCACTTGAAACGAAGTTGCCCAAGCCAACAACAACACCAGTACAACAAGTGTCGCCACCAAGAACATTATATTCTTCTCCTTCACTCTTAATCTTACCTATTACCTTCACCCTACCTGAGTTAAGTTCCCTCTTATAAATAATAGAACTCTTAGTTACAAATGGATTATAAGGATAATATAAATGAGAACCTTTTGGGTCTTTTGTTAGATGTAAATCCTGACCTAAGTTGAGTACCTTTCTGATGATATTTAGCTTAAACATTGCAGCCGAAGCCTTAGATATATATCTGAGTCTATCTACAATACCTATAAATTGATCATACTCCCAGGAGTTGGGTTCACAGACGCAAAGTATGGCATCTTCAAATGACTTAATTTCTGTAAAGTCAAATCCTTCGAGTTCTTTCTTGCTAAAGGCTTGAAGTGCAACATCTTTGAGCATTACATTTCCACTGTTAAACCACTCCTTAGCCTTTTCGAGAGTGAGAGTTATATTTCTTGCTTTCATTGTAATTTCATTTTCTTTAGTTTTGTTTTTATTGCTCTCTTCTCATTACGAGAGAGGTAGCCGAACTTAGGGAAAGAGGAAAAACTGCATTGTCAGCGAGAGCCTTAACCTTTTCTGTCTCGGTGAGTTATGCTTTTTTCATCAATATCTGCTATCATTCGGTTGATACCTGACAATATGCCGATGGCTATGTCGGGGGTTATATATTGATACTTCTCGATTGCATTCTGCACGTCGATTATGCTTTGTATTACTTCTTGCTTAGTCATAATCTCCTTTCTTTTCTATATTTTTACAGAATTTAATATAAGAGTATAATAATTTATCTATATATTCTGCTGTTAACCACTTGCCTGTCATCAGATATGCAATAGGACATATTATCATGTAGTGTAAGATTGGCATTACAACACCACATATAAAGAAAAATGTACCTCCGAAGATGAGGATGAATAATGTGAGTATTCTGTATAATATTATCTTCATAGAACTATTCTTTTTTAGTAAAAAACTGTTGCCATTCAGTTTCATAGACGTTACCTACCACTTCATGTTTGCTACACCATAACTGTTTGATGTCGAAATTAGCTCCTTCAAAATACTTGTCAACCCTTAGTTCATATTTTTTGTTTGTGTGGCAAAGCATGGAAAACTTACACTTGTCTTCATCCCATACAATACTGCCGAAACGCAAATCAAGATACTTTCTCTGCTCGTTTATGAAGCTAAAAGGATATTCGTCCGACCGCAACACGTCGCCCTCATATATCTCCATACCGTTCTTGTCATAGAGTCCGGTAAACTGGCAGACGGTATCGGGGTCAACCTGATAACATAAATTCCTGTTCAGCATACTTTCCTCCTGCCGATTCTCAATGATGTAAGAATTATCATTCTCTTCATAGAAATATCCGTATGCCCATTTCTCACCATCAATTCGACGTGCTTTGAATTTGATTGTTCTTTTCATTGTTAACATTTAATTCCGTATGCGTCTGCCAGTTGACGGATATTGTCTCCGCCATAAGCACCCTTGGTTAAGTTAATGAAATCCCTCATTGTCATAGAGCCGTGTTTAGGGTCGATAGCATGAGATTTTGCGAACTCCTGACGTCCGAAGAGGCACGAACCTGTGAGGAAATTATGGAGCGAGAAGAGAGCCGAGTGCTCGATGGGTGCATCCACGTCTGGGTATTTCTTGACTACATAGTCAACACGCTCCTCGATAGGCTTGTCTTGGTAGGCTTTTGCCTGTGCGTCCAGCATTGCCTGTTTAGCTGTCTCTCCATGTGCGAAGTAATCTTCATACTTTGCAATGTAGCAGTCTGCGAGGGTCAAATCGCTGTTGATTGTTGCTCCTCTTGCTATATTGCCGTGTACTGAATGAATAATAGTCTGCATATCGTCTATTATATAGACTTCATATCCATTGTAAGACTTTATGCCATCGCCATAGCCAGAGCCATCGCCAGAGCCATCGCCATAGCCAGAGCCATAGCCATAGCCATAGCCATAGCCAGAGACATAGCCATAGCCAGAGACATCACCAGAGCCATAGCCATAGCCATAGCCATAGCCAGAACCCGATCCGAAGTCATGACCAATATCAACAGCCAAGAACTTTTTTATTTTGTCTTCTAATGTTTCCATTCTTTCACGCCCTCAATAGATTCGATGGCCTTATCAGAGCAAGGTATAATCTCGATGGCATCCAGGATAGTAATGCTATCGACGGTCACGGTGAACTTGCACTCAGATGGATTTGATGTACCGTCCATAGCCAACTGTGATAATGACGCAGCTCCATCCCAATACCAGATACGGCGAGCTTTGTGCAATGTTACTTCCCTGCCATTATGCGCTACAAGTGTTCCAAACTCTACTCCGCTGCGGTCACCACGGATGATTACTTTCTTTCCAATATTACTTTCCATTGTTATGATTTTATTTAGTTGAATTACTTTATACGATTCTTTTTGTTTTAAGTTCTCCCAGATAATACATTAACTGATAGACCTCAAAATTTCCTTTGAAGTCTCGCTTGCGAGAGTAAGTGGTCGTACAATATTCGTCATACCATTTTGCTTTTTCACAGCCGAGAGGACAGAGCCGCATATCGCCGTAAAACTTCTCTGTTGCTTCATAGTCGATATAAATTCCTTCACATTTTGTAAAATGGTCGATGTTCTTCGGCTTGAAGACAACAATGTATTCCGGAGTAACGATGCCGGAAAGTCTGCGGAAATCAATCTTCGCCTGCTTGCAGTCTCCGATGCCGAAACAGAATCCTATGGCGGTGGACTTCTTTCCTCTGTCTTTGTTTTGGTCGGCGGTGTTCGTCAGTAGTTTTCCAAACATGAGGTTTTGAAACTCTTTGCCGGACATGAATCTGTATAATTTCATTGGTTCTTTGTCTTTATTTTACATCTTTCTTGAATAGAAACTCTGTTAAACAACCATGAGGTTTATAACAATGTTTTGTCATCATAAATACTCAGGTCAGTCCACCAATCTTCCTTGCCCTGCTGCACCATTCGGTTTTCAGGCATGTCATACTTCTCAATCTTTTCAATCCATTCGTCGGGGACGATAGCGTTAAACGATTGCAGACGTGAGGGCTGCTTAGCGAGAAAAAGCGGACGATAATCTCCGGCAAAGCGATAACACAACGACGGGACCGATTCCTTCAAGTCGGGCGGATTAAAGACAACCTTATATCTATTGCCACGATGCAAGACGGCAAGCGCGTGCAGATAGTCGGCATGTCCGTAAGCCTTGTTCAGAACCTCGTTTATCTCACGGAAGTAACATACCCATAGGTCGCGACGGAAGATATACCAAAAGAAATCCATTTCATCATCAGTCATCTGTGGAATGTTGCGATATACGATTTCTTCCCATACGTGCTGACGTAAATGTGAGCCACGGGCGAAACCTTCCACGCAGGAAACAAAGTCGAAACGGTTAAGACTCAGGTCAATCATGGTTCTGAAGTATATATTTTACATCGTCATACATAGCCATTTCCACCTTCTCGCCATCATAATGCCCCACTGCCAACAGCTGACCGTTCTCCTCGGTTGCCTCGTCGCGTGATATAGCAGACGAGCGGATAACGAGGATGTCAAACTCCTTCACGCAGTCGAGCTTGGAAGGGTCTGCTATCTGCATCTTTGCTCTTGCCTCCTGACGGATGCGCATAATGTCTTCCTTGCTCAATGACGGATGCGTCTTCGTAGCCTCGCGCACGGCTTCTGTCTCAATCTTGATGCGCAGGTCTTCCTGCGCCTTTTTTATCAACAAGAAGTTCTGCCACATAGCAACCTGATTAAGGAAGTTCAGAAACTTTCGTCTGCCATTGCCTATCTGTAGCATTGCAAGCGATTGTTCTATCAGCAACATCTTGTCTTTTTCACGCCAATAGAGTAAGCCTCTATTTTGCAGCTCGTTCAAAACTGCGAATGTCTTGTTAAGACCGACAAGATCCTTACGCTGGTTGCTAAAATGCCAGCGGATTTTCAAGAATACTTTCTTGATAAATTTAAATGGATTCCACATATATATTTTTTTAAAGTGAATAATCAATGAAAATATCTTCTATTCAATATATCATACGACGAATGTTTTAATGCGTTATGAATCTCGTGCCATCCACTTCGAGCACGAGTATATCATTAACAACCCTTATCTCACCACTCTCTACAAATTGCACCTTACGTTGGTGGCGCATGATGTCAACGGAGAGACACACGCAGTTGCCCTCATCTACATGTCCTGTCTTGGTAAGGAACTTGATATAGAACGGCAAGCGGTTTACGTTTCGTGCCGTCTGCGGGGGATTGTAGCCGGTAATACGACTGCCTGTGCGTGGATCGTTCCACTGCCACTTTTCAGTGTAGCGGCGAAGCTCGGTAAAAGATTGTGTTGCACTCATACTTTAATCTTTTAGTGGTGGAAATTCAAGATGTATGAATCTATCTATTTCCTTGTCTATTATTCGTTTTATTCCTCCAGCAAACATTTTCTTGCGGTGGCGCAGTACGTCAGGGAAGAGGATGTTGCGTAGCGAATTGCCCCAGTCGAGTGTAGAGTTCAGTACATGCGAAGGATGGAACACAAGCGTATATGAAGCGAGTCGCACCTCGGTCTGCGGACGGTCGTACATCGGTCCACTGAGCGTTAAAGCTCTATCCTTATTGTAGAGCACCATGTGACTGCTTAGTTCGCTCACGTCTTCGCTTTGCGCATAGATAACACGGTCGGCATATTCGCCGAGATATTTTACCAGAAGCGAGTCGCAAGAGCGGTAGGTGGATAGCACGAGGCGAGTTATCCATCCCCGTTCAAAGCATTGCGCAAGAAACGCGAATGTCTCTTGCTTAGGAGAAGGCATAGTGAGCACCATTACGTGAGGATCTATTACGAGGTAGCTCACTGCCTTATAGAATTTCTCAGCTGTCACGTCGCCATGCGTGTAGAACGTGAGCTGACGGTAGGGTGCCTGACTTATGGCCTTGGGCAGTTTTTTATCTACGCAGCAAGGCGGAATGAAGAGGAGAGTATCGTCCATTTTTGTTGTTTGTTAATTAGTTGTTTAATAGCATCGGCATACACAGGGTCAATACCTTTGGTGCTGGCTCGTCGGCGGTGATTACTACAGCGTGCGAAGCATCGAGCAACTGCATACGTATGGTGTCCGAAGGAATGGAGTTGATGCAGGTCTGGAAGAATGTAGATTTTAATCCGATGCGGAAATTATCATCACACTGAGCGTGGGATATGAACACCTGATCTTCGCCCGATACAGAGAAGTCAGCATCGCTTGCCGACACAGAGAGAAACATTCCACTCTTCTTTATCTCTACAAGATTGCTCGCATTGCTTGCGAACAAACTAACGCGGCGCAAAATGTCGAGCATTTCCTTTTTGTCAAATACTACATAAAATGGATTTGACTTAGGGATTACTGCATCGTAGTTAGGATATTTGCCCTCCAGATGCTTGCATACCAGTTCGATGTCGCCTGACGTAAAACGGATGGTATGACCGTCGTTCTCGATGGTTATATCCTCGTTGCCATCGAAGGCGGAAAATGTGCGGAAGTAGTCACGATGAATAAGCGTCTTGCAAGGGACGCCACTACGGAAGAAGTTACTGCCCCCCTTTGCAGGATCGTTACTATGCGTCATCTTGACAAGCGTTTGCCCATTGGTGCCGACACAGACCACCTCAGAGCGGTCTTCGGCTACGTCGATGCAAAGACTCGAGATCTGAGGGCGCAGCTCATTCGGGGTAACGAACTTGTCGGCGGTATCTACAACAGAGCGGAATAGCGACATTGGCAGACAGAGAACGGTAGATTGCTCGGCTTGGGGCTGTATCATTTTTGGAAAGTCACTTCCAGAAAAATAGAACATCTGTGCTTTGCCAGGCTTCACTTTACCCTCGCTGCTCGTGCAATACTCCACGGTGAGCGACTGACTATTGTCGGAAATATCGAAGGTGACTACACACTCAGGCAGTGTGCCTAACAGAGCACTGAGCATCTTAATAGGCAGTACAATGTCGCGGTCGTATTTGCCACTGCAAATAGTGAGCGGTGCCGGAATGGTGAGTTGTGCCTCGTTGGTTGATGATGTAAGGAAGAACTGTTCCCCTTTGAGCGACAACAGTACGTTATCGAGAATAGCTATGGTGTTCTTTGAACCAATACACTTAGCCGACTTGTTGAGGGCAGCGTGCAGTGCTTTTGATGATTGAGCTTGAAGTTTCATGTTTTGAATTTTTGGGTTTTGGGTTTGAGTTTAAGAACAACAGAAGACACAAAAGAACACAAAAGATATAATCATCCTTTTCTTTTTTTTTTGGAAATTTGTGTCTTCTGTTGTTTAACACTATTTAGAATGGCAGATCGTCCACATCGGCATCGGTATAGTCAGCGAACGGATTGGTGTTCTCCGTTGGTGGTGTGTATGCCGCTGCTGCTCCTGCCTGAGCGTATGTAGGAGCCTGGTAAGCGGGCGATGACTGCATGGTGCTTAGTGGTTGGTAGAGCAGAGCCAGACGCTTGTTCATGCGACGGCGAATTGCCTTAAAGAGCTGCGTATTCTCGTCTTTCGGGTTTTGGTTTACGATGTCAGGGTTACGCTCCTTGTTTGCTTCCTTCACCTGCTCTACGAGCTTGGGGAAGCAGTCGATTACATCCTTGATGTATTGGGGGGTGAAAGATACCTGCATCTCGTGTGTAGGTGGCGACACTTTGGTGTCGCCACGCTCAATAGCCGACTGACGCGCCTTTGCCTTATACTGCTCGCTGAGTGGCCAAATGTTGACGTGGAGCTTTGCCAACGTGCGCTGCGCATTTTTGGGTGCCGGCTCCACTGTTATTTCGTTCACTTCAACTGGAATACAAACGAAGGCTCGCTTTGGATTGTTCTTGTCGATGCCTGTAAAGACCTGTGCGCCATAGAGCGAAAGCAGGTCGATGCTGCCGTTAAAACTTGCCATCTGTTTAATTTTTTAATTATTGATTATTAGTGATTACTTTCTTATTGTCTAATAGAGTCTCGCTCTGCTGTCGCTCATATCGTCCATCGTGCGTACCTTATACCATTTCTTCACTCGGTTCTTTGGTGCGTACACCTTGCCTAAACTGATAAATTTGCCACAGGCGAGGTGTAGCGGACTAATGTTGCCACCAAACAGAGGTGAACTCTCTTCT